GTACAACAACAACACATATTTGTTCTTATGTTATGACCACCTTAAAATTTAGGCACTATGTGATCAATAGTTGCAGTATTTTCATCTAATGGCTCGGAACAATAGGCACATTCCCAGTTCCAATCTTTAAATATTCTTTGTCTAAATTCATGCCGAGCGTTTTTCGGAGTGAGAGAAATGAGGTTGAGTAAAAGATCATTCTCACAATGAATCATTAACTATTTTGCAGCCTTGAAAAAACTTTAGACTGCATAAACTTGTCTTACATCTGATCGACTAGACTAGTAAATTCCTCTTCTATAAAATCACAATCAGCTTCTTCTAAAAGCTTAAGCAAATAATAATGAATTTTCTCTGTAACCCATCGTAAATCCTCGTCACTGATGTCACTAATAATGGCATCTAGAGATAACTCACGAGATGGTGATCGTACATGTTCTGCTAGTAATTCTAAGGCTTTATATCGATTTCTATTTAGTTCACCCAACATTGTTTTAAGAGGTTACATCCTCAGAATCAGTGGAATCATCAGTACCTTCTGTTTCTTTTTGAATTGCTGCAAATTCAAGAGCACCAAGAACCTTCAAATACTGTTCTTTTAGTCTACCCATCTGAGCCTCAGTTTGCCTGATGTTATCTTCTAAACTTTCTTTTTGATCTTTTAACTGTTCTTCTAGAGATTTAGTTGCTTCAGACATTGGTAAAAATTAAAACGTCACATAGGAGAATAATATCCCCTAATCTTTAACTGTATCAATATATTCTCTAAAATTAGTCCAACACCAACCTGTAGCTCCTCCAGCATGAAAAAGTCGTCTATTAAAATGCTCAAAATTATACTTAACATTCTTTCCAGCTACTGCACTTCTGTCTTTCCATCCACCATTAATAAGATCTAATTCACCAAAAGGATCTTGAACTAACCAGTAATCATATCCATATCCAGTAATCACTACATAATGTGCTCCTCCTGCAGGTTTATCAATATGCTTTTTAGAAATAACACTAGCAATAACTGGTAAACCTCGTTTTATATTGTCCTTAATGTCTTCAGAATCTACTGACTGATTAAAAGTAGCTGTGTATCCTAAAGTCTTTATGGATTGGAGATGTGCATCACGAGAACCGTTAGAACCACGCTTATTAAGTAGGTTGATATAGTCATTAACACCGTTAATACCCTTTGCATCAAGGTATTTTAAGACCATAGACATACAAAATGCTTGACTTCTTCTCCATCCCTTTATTTCTTCTTCATTAAAATATTCATAAGGAAATTCTCTCAAATAAGTTAGGTCAGAATCTGAAGCATATGGTTGAACTGAAATCTCAGTTTTTAAACCTTTCCAATGATCGTCATATACCCACCACTTACCTAAACCAAATCCAAGTTCCAAAAAAGTATGGTTATCTTCACGCTCTAAAACGTAACAACGACGAATAGCTCTACCACCATAAACTTTTGCTTTCTCATCTGAATTAAGACGAATAGCTGGTAATGGTCTTTTCTTCAACCAAGTATTATTTTTAGACGTCATTGAAACCCAACCCCATTTAAATTCTGGAGGTTTCTGACAAAATAACTCTAATTCAGCTGCACGGCGTCTAGAAAGCCCCTGAAAGACTTGATTACCTTCTTTATTCCATTTATGCAGTTCTTCTTTAGCAACCTCTGAGGGGTCTTCTAGGTCGTTTATACGTTTTAGTAGTTTTGAATTGGTTAATTTTTCAACGCCAAGATTTGAAGCAAACGAAAATAAAGCATCAAATTGATTTTGATTTATAGGTGCAACAACTAATTGACTAACTTCTTTTTCTAAATGACTTACAGATTCTTTTGATAGAGGAGCACCTTCAAAAAGACGGATAGTGTCTAACCCCGCCTGAGAGACGTGATTAATAAGCACTTAGCAACCTTCTACCGCTTTAGCTATATCCCCACCAAGGTTAGCTCCCGTTTTTTGTCCAAACATTGTTGCCCATCCACCAGCAACCCAACCTATTATTGGTATTCCTGAAAGAGCTGGAGCAGCCTGAGCACCTACAGAAGCACCTATAACGCCTCCAGTAGAATTACCAGCACCTTCTGCCTTGATGCAAGCAATTTCTTTAGCCGTAAGTTTAGAAGCATCATCACCACCATCTAAATGAACTTTGCCATTCATCGTATATTCTTCATACAAATTCACGACTGTAGGTTCTTTATTAAATAAACCACCAGGTTTAACTACGTCCTCAGTTTTTACCATTACCTTCGGATCATTGGCGTTATATCTGATCTTATATCCGTCTTTAGTAGCTTCCATCTCATATGACGTATAGCTACCTACTGGAAAATCAACAACAGGTAAGTTGCCTTTGTTTATTAATGCGCCCATTAATCCCATATTTGAGACTCCGAGAAAGGCGCCTAAACCGAGAGCTGTCCAATTCATGTTGCTCTTCCTATACATTCAAAATTAAGACTTGATAGAGGTCTTGTTATCTACTGTAGTAATTTTAATAGGCGCTTGCTCAATACGCAATGTCTGAGTCGGACCTACCTGTGACATCTTTTCAATTAAGCGTTCAAAATCTGCTCTACTAATATCACCTAAACCACCTCCTTTTTTGTTATCCATCTTCATTGTTCCGTCACCTTTTTTAGATGCTGTTTGAAGTCCAAAACTCGCCAAAGCCCCTGTAAAAACAGAAGCTACAAAAGTTATATCTTTAGGTGCTTGCTGTCCAAATGCAGGCAAAGTGATGTAATTTAATGAAATGATAAATCCGCTCCAAACGACAACGCCAAGCCGCACAAAAGTGGACAAAATTACTAATTGCTCTTCCTTGTCATCAATACCTTCTTTTATTTTTGTAAAAACGTTTTTCTTTTTCTCCTCTTTTTTGGAAGGTGTCGTAGGAGACTTTGTTACATCTTCAGTCATCGTATAGTAGCAATACCTACTAAGTTTACCCCTTAGTAAACTTAGAAAATAACACACTAATTACCTAGTCCAATGTGGAAATTATTGCCAATAATATTTTTGTTTGGTGCTCCAGCAGTTCGTGCCGATTTGACGCATAAACTGAGTACGTCAACTCAGCTCACAGTTAACGCTGGGATAACTCAGACAGAGCGTATAGGAAGTTCGTTTTCTATTAGTGGTACTGGGATAGACACAACTGATGGTACGACTGCTAATACAGTCTCAGCGGGAACTATAACTTCTGGAGTTTATGCCCCAGGTGTAATTGCAGCTACACAAGATGTCCCTGGTGCATCATTTTCTTTCAGTCAAAATTACACTCAAGCGGATGCCGTACCTACATCAGCACCATCTGTTGGAGCCGTAGGTAACTTTTCAGACGTAACGTCTCACGCAGCTGGAACAGCAGGATCGCTTGCAGGAACTATAACCTCACAAGGTGTAATGACGCTGACCGCTGGAGGCGCAGGTACGACGGCTACAGGTCAATTCGTTTCAGAAATAGTAGTTGATTGATTATGAAGCGGCTTGTTTGGCTGTTTTTATTATTTCCAACTGCTGTAAATGCAGTCCCCGTGGTCCCAAATTTTCAGTCCGGGTCTATGACCAGTCATACGGAGACATCTACAAAGGTTACGGAGGTAATAAATTCTATAGACTATAAAACTGGTTGGGAATATACAGTTACAGGGACAAATATAAAGGCTGATGGTGCTACGCTATTACCGCCGTCAACATCAGTGAGTAACACACTTGATGGAGTGACTTCAACTTGGAGTGGGTTAGATGCAAATAACGTTCCTAACTTCTCTGTGAAAAATGCAGACCAATCATGGCAATTCACTACAACACTATCTCAACCAGGCTTGGTAAATCAAACAATAATAAATCGCACAACAGAAATGACAAGTGTGACAGACACAGTTTCAACTTTCAGTCAATAAAATACCTATTAATACTCTTATTAGGTGCTAATAATTTTTTATATACCTCAAAAGCAGAGACAGTAGGTGGTGTATCAGCCACTGCTAATCCAGTTGCTAACTCATCTGGTAGTGTAACCAATCAGGCAATTCAAGTTCTTCAGGGTCCATACATAACTAATACTTATGGTGGAGGCGTATCATGTCAAGGACCTACGCTTAATTTCACGCCATTCTTGACTGGCTTGCATTCTTTTAAGACACCCTATGAGGAATATTATGATGATCCCGTGTATGACACGTCTACAAACGAAGATGGTAACTTAGCAAACCCTGGAGATGTTCTTTACTACATGCCTACAAGAACAGGTCAAAAACAAAATAGTAATGTCAGTTTAGGTTTATCTGCTACTTTATCTATACCTCTTGATAGACGTTTACAAAGAGGATGTATAAAAGCAGCTACAACACAAACAGATTTAAATCAACAGATCTTAGCTAATAAGCGTTTAGATTTTGAAATGGCAAGGCTCAAGCAC